TTTATTATCCTATTGATTTAGAAACCACCAATTTTCACGAATTATATGGAGAAGCAATCGAAAAAACATATTTGCCTCCAATTCGAGTGTATGCTTTGGTCGAATTTACCGATTATGTAACTGAATATATGGATGGCTTTGGAATCGACAAATCGTGGGAAATCTCAGTTCATTTCCACAGGCGCCGCTTGACGGAGGACCAAGATCTGTATGTGCGTGAAGGCGATTTTGTATTATATGGTGAGTATTTTTATGAAATTGTAAAACTATCTGAACCAACAAAGCTTTTTGGTCAAGTCGATCATAGCTTTGAAATTGCTGCTGTCTGTAAGAGAGCCAGAAAGGGACTATTCGATGCTACCTGATAATTTTGATTTTGCGATGATTCCTACGGGAAGTAACGGTAAGGCTGACTTTACTCTTAAAGAAGTAGGGATGCTGGCATCTACTATAGAAAATATAGATTATTCTCTTGTTTCGTGGATTAAGGAAGATCTTGATCTAAGCGTGTACACAAATGAAGGATTTACGAAGGTGCCGGTTTTGTGGCAAACACCAGAGCGCACTTTTCAAATTAAAAATGAAAAATCATTACGAGATGACGCCGGCGCGCTCAAACTTCCTTTAATAAGCATCGAGAGAACTGGAATTACGAAAGACCCCGGGCGCAAAGGAGGATTCCAGGCACATTATTATTCTAAAGAGAAAAATCAGCGCGTCGGACGTTTTGTGCTCGCTAGAAGAGTTGTACAAGACAAAACAAGAAATTTTGCTGTTGCTTCTGGCACACGAGAAACAGCCGGCGGGGATAAACAGCGTTATTATCCGCGAATAAACAAAAAAGTCGTCATTCAAACATTGTCTGTCCCCATCCCAGTCTATATTAATGCCGAATATAAGATTTCAATTAGATCTGAATATCAGCAGCAGATGAACAGTCTAATGACTCCTTTTATGGGACGAACCGGCCAAATCAATTCTTTTGTCTTGAAAAGAAACGGACACCTTTATGAAGCCTTTATCGAACAAGGTTTTGCGCATAATAATAATGTAGCAGCTTTGGGAGAAGAGATGCGCATGTTCACTACTGACATTAATATTCGGGTTTTGGGATATCTCATGGGGGAAGAAAGCAACGATGATCGGCCCATTGTTACAATAGAAGAAAATGCGGTTGAGATTACTTTTCCCAGCGAGGGCCCCGTCCCAGAAGGCAATACTAACATCTTTGGGGGCACTTCCTGAAGTAAAGCCTTATTTTTCTTTACAGTTCAGGAGCTTTTTGGGATTAAAAATACTATTTAATTAATGATTGTAGTAGCATGTTTTTGCTATTGTTTTAAAAGGAATCACAAAGTATGTCAGTAAAAAGCTTTAAATTTGTATCTCCCGGCGTTTTCATAAATGAAATTGATAATTCGTTTATCCCCAAATCAGCAGACGCTATCGGGCCAGTTGTTATCGGTAGGGCTCGTCGCGGTCTAGCGATGCAGCCAGTAAAGGTACAATCATATTCGGAATTCGTTGAGATGTTTGGAAATACCGAACCCGGTATTGGTGGTGTGGGTGATGTGTATCGAAATGGTGGCAGCACTTCTCCAATGTACGGCACTTATGCCGCTAAAGCTTTTTTGCGCTCAAATGTGGCGCCCCTGACATACATTCGGCTTTTAGGACAACAGTCCAGCGGTAATGACGGTTCCACAGCCGCTCAAGCCGGCTGGAAAACATCAAACAACGCTGCTTCTGCCCTTGCCTCGAATGGAGGCGCTTATGGTCTTTGGGTTTGGCCCTCTTCATCTACCAACGTTCTTGGTGGTGATGTAACAAAACCCGGTGTTCTTGCTGCTGTCTGGTATGCAGACAGTGCCACACAATTTGTTTTAAGTGGTACCGTTGCCGGCTTCAATCATCCTACTGGTGGTCTTGGCTGGGTAATCGCAAATGATACCAATAATGCTGGCTCTTTCACGGTTGAAGTTGCAAAGGACGGCTCTACCAACGAAAAGATTAGATTTAACTTTGATGATTCTTCTGATCTTTTCATTCGCAAGCGGTTTCAGACTAACCCACAGCTTGCTTCGACAGCCGGCACCTTTTTCCCGGCAGGCGCATATCAGACTTATTGGCTTGGAGAATCATTCGAACAGGAATTGAGAGACGGCCCTCAAACCGCTGGACGCTTCACGGACACCACCGGAAACGACTTAACGTCTCAGACCCAAGCCCTGCAGGGTGTCATGCTCCCCATCGCACTTAATAGTGCGGTAGGTACAGGTCCCCACAACATGTTGGGCCTTAGCGCTCAGGAAGCTAAGGCCGGCTGGTTTATTGGCCAGCACCTTGGTACTCCAACCGATTATGTCCCCCAAAACATGCAAAAACTGTTTAGACTTAAAGGTCGTGGACATGGTGAGTGGCTACAAAGAAACTGTAAGGTTTCAATTGAGAATATTAGAAAGTCTACCACTACTGCTAGTGAATATGGCTCATTTAGTGTTGTTCTCCGCGTGCTTTCTGATACCGATAGCGCAGTTGAGGTAATGGAGCGTTTTGATAACTGTACATTAAATCCAGCCTCTCCCAATTTTATCTCGCGAGTAATTGGAGACAAGTATACGCAATGGGATACTACTGCTCGTCGTCTGAAGACTTATGGCGAATACCCGAATCAGTCAAAATTTGTATATGTTGAAATGAACTCCGATGTTGAAGGCGGCGCCACAGACCCCGAGCTTCTGCCTTTCGGTTATTTCGGGCCCCCCCGCTTCAAGAGTGGAACAAGTGTAACAGGTTCAGGCGATTTGGCCACCCAAGACTTAATGGTTTTTAATCCTGCTTCCGTAATTTATGGTACGCCTGTTACTGCTTCTAATTCCACCGGAAATGGCTACTATCTGTTCGGTAAGCTGCAGTCCGCCGCCTGGGATGGTACCCCCGATCCAGCGGCGGGTGGCACCCTAGGAATGACTGGTTCTATAGCCTTCCCTGTCGCACGACTTCGCCTTTCTGCCTCTGATGGTGGTTTGTCTGACCCCACGGATGGTTATTTTGGATTCCAAAACACAAGAGCAAACGGTAGCTCCAGAAACGATGTTAGTGTCGCAGGGGTACATCGCTCCTGGTACACTGGCCAGGATGATGATCCAAGTTCGACTTCTGATGCCGGCGTAGAAGGCTATGCTTATGTTTTCTCGCTGGACAACGTTACTCTTGACTCGCCTAAGAGTACATATTTTTATCTCTCTGGCTCTCGTGTTGCTGGCACTAGTGTAACTAGCGCCTCCTACGGCGACTTGCTCGATAAGGGTTATGATCGCTTCACTGCTCCGTTCTTCGGCGGCTTTGACGGGTTTGATATTAGGAAGCCAGATCCTCTCCGCAATGGAGAAATGGGTTCTACTTCTACAGAATTCAATAGCTATCCTTATTATACTTATAAGAGAGCAATTGATACCGTAGCAGATCCTGAATCATTAGATATGAATGTGCTTACTGTTCCCGGCTTAACGACGGACGCATTAACACAGCATATGATTAATGTTTGTGAAGAGCGCGCAGATGCCATGGCACTTATTGACTTGGCTAACGTGTACATTCCTCCTCACGAGGCGCAAAAATCTAGCAAGGTTAATAGAATCGGTACTACGCCGAAACAGGCCGCGAATGCTCTTCGCGCCAGGAGAATTGATTCTAGCTATGGCGCCACATTCTATCCTTGGGTTCAAACCCGAGATGAAGCGTCTGGCGTTAATGTTTGGATACCGCCCTCTGTCGCAATGCTTGGTGTTCTTGGTACTTCTGAGGCACGTTCGGATCTTTGGTTTGCCCCCGCAGGCTTCAACCGCGGCGGCTTGAGCGATGGCGCAGCAGGAATTCCGATTACTGCTGTCACAGAGAAGTTAACCTCCAAGGAGCGCGACACTCTCTATGACGCACGGATTAATCCGATTGCCTCTTTCCCATCTAGTGGAATTGTGGTTTTCGGGCAGAAGACCCTCCAAGAGCGTCAATCTGCACTCGATAGAATTAATGTAAGAAGATTGGTAATTTACTTGAAGAAGCAGATTTCCATTCTCTCCACACAGATTCTTTTCGAGCAAAATGTCCAAGATACTTGGGCTCGCTTTAGAGGACTTATTGAGCCATTCTTAGCGAATGTCAAGGTTAGCTTCGGAATCACTGAGTTTAGATTGATTCTTGATGAATCCACTACTACTCCGGATTTGGTTGACCAAAATATCTTGTATGCCAAGATTATGATTAAGCCCGCGCGCTCAATCGAATATATCGCAATTGACTTTGTGATTGCTTCCACGGGAGCATCGTTTGATGATTAAAAGATGTAAGAGTTTTTTCTCTAACTTACTATTTAATTTTGAAACACTTTATACTTTAAGGAGTAAATGAATTATGCCATTCTGGGCCTCAGACTTTTCATCGACCGACACCGCGATCACCGAACCGAAAAGAAAATTTAGATTTTTAGTTAGATTCACCGGCATCACCGGCGGTAGTACCGGCGACAGTACCGCACTTTGGTACGCCAAGACTGCCGCTAAGCCGTCCTTTACAATTGCTGCCACTGAACATAAGTATTTGAATCATACTTTTTATTATCCAGGAGCAGTTACATGGAACGAAGTCGCAATTACTTTAGTCGATCCGCTGGAGCCTGATGTGGCCGGTAAGCTCTCCCAGATTGTTAAGGCAGCAGGCTATGTGCCCCCCGGTACCGCGGATGATCGAAGCACCATGACCAAGGGTAAAGCTGCCCAGGCATTAGGCCAAGTCTCAATCACTCAGATTGATCATACAGGCACGAAGGAACTTGAAACATGGACGCTTTTTAATGCTTGGATCTCAGATGTAAAATATGGTGATTTGGCTTATGGCGATGATGAATTAGTAGAGCTATCAGTCACCCTGAAGTATGATTGGGCGAAGATCGAAGACTCCACGGGAACTACGGCATTCGAAGGCCCACTCCAGACTGGGACAGGCGCAGAATCCTAGTCGACCCCCTAGTAATTTTATATAATAAGAGGTGAATATTGTCACGCAATAAAGATCGCCTGGGAACGGGAACCACAAAACCTGAAAACAACAGTCCCCCTCCCCAAGCGTTACAACAAGATAATCCGGGATTTTCATTTGTAGTCCCGACAGAATTCGTAGATCTGCCTTCGAACGGCTTATATTATACTGAAGGCCATCCATTACATGGCCAAGACTGTATAGAGATTAAACAGATGACCGCCAAAGAAGAAGATATTTTGACGTCAAGAACGTTGCTTAAAAAAGGTGTTGCTTTAGACCGCGTACTCCAAAGCTTAATAATTGACAAGAGTATTAACACAGACACTTTACTAATAGGCGATAGAAATGCGATAATCATTGCTGCCCGCCGGTCAGCTTATGGAAATATATACGAAACAAGTGTTACCTGCCCCGGCTGTGCTGCAGTACAGGCTCATTCTTTTGATTTAAACGAAGCAGAAGTTTATTTAGGCGATGACTATGAAGGGTTTGATGTTGTTGATAATAGTGATGGTACATTTAATGCAACCCTTCCAAAGACACAAGTAGAAGTTACATTTAGGCTTTTAACTGGAACAGACGAGAAAAAAATGTTAAACAATGCAAACAAAAAGAAAGTCGATATTTACGAAAACATAATAACAACTCAATTAAACAATATTGTAGTCGCGGTTAATGGAGACAACAGCCCACAAGCCATTAAGTATTTAGTTGAAAATATTCCGTCCATGGACTCTCGTCATCTTAGAGTAATAAACAAACTAGTAACCCCAAATATTGATCTTACACAGAATTTTGGATGCGACGAGTGTGATTATGAAGTAGACATGGAGGTTCCGCTTTCCGCGGACTTTTTTTGGCCTCAGTCCTGAATATATAGAGAACGTGTATGAGCAGTTCTTCTTTTTAAAATATTCTGGCGGATGGTCGTTCTCTGAAGCCTATAATCTGCCCATTGGTTTGCGCGAGTGGTTTGTTAAACGCTTGTCGACACAATTAAAGGATGAAGCTGAGGCGATTGAGCAGGCCCAGAAGGGCACCGGTAAGTCACAGACGCTTACCCCCTATAATAATCCGATGCCGGCATCAATAGTTAAATGACAGGGTAAAGCCCTGTCTTTTTTTTTGTAAACTAATTATCTGTACACCCATTAATGTGAGGCAAACTTATGGCCAACGGCGACTCCGACGATCCTAGCGTCCCCCCCGCTCCCCCCGCTCCAACTGATACCGACGTTGCTAATATTGAAGCCGTTGTTGAGGCGTCCAAAGAGGGCTTAAAAGTCAGGCGCGAAGAGCTTGAAGTTCTCAAAGAAATTGCTCGGCGCCACAAGGAGAACATAGACCTTTCTGATGAGCAGAACACCCGACTAATAAGCATCTACGAGGCGGAAAAGACTCTCCAGCAGGTTCTCGATGAACAGCAAAAACTTGCGAAGGGTATTAACTTTGAAAAGTTAAAAGAGCTAGAAACTGAACAAAATCTTCTAGACGGCTACAAACAAGGTGGCCGCGCCGCCAAATTAAAGAAAGAAATTGCCGAGTCGGAAAAGAAAATTCAGGAACTGCAACTCGGGGTTCTTAAAGACCAGTTAACGTCCCTAGATAACCAACTCGCCGCCGGAGAGACAGTAGACGAGAAGGGACAGGATCTGGTCGAAACGCAGAAAGAAGTCCAGGCCGCAATTGACAAAATAACGAAGGCGTTGGAGGATCAGGCCGACCTTCAAGATCAAATAAAGGATGGCGAGGAAGCGATAAATAAAATTAAGGCCAAGGGCCTATCGATTCTCACCAGCGTGTATACTAAGACATTAGGTGTAGCTACAGCCGCTTTCGATGCGCAAAAACAATTTGAGCGCACTTTTCAGATGCCGCAAGAATATACAGATCAATTAGGCGAGCTTCACAAGGACTTGGCCATTACTGGCGTTTCGATGAAAGACCTTACTGAGGGTACCGGAGAGTTAATTAATAGTGTTACTGATTTTACCATGGCTTCTGAAGGTCAAAGGAAGGCATTACAGGATACGACCGCACGATTATCGAAGCTTGGTATAGCCGCGTCCGACACAGCAAAGGGCGTTCAAAACTCCATGAAGCTGTTTGGACAATCTATAACAGAAGCCGAACAAACCTCCCGAGAACTAGTTTCAGTCGCGAACGAATTAGGCGTTGCCCCAAAACAAATGGCAGCAGAATATGCATCGATGGGTACTCAGTTAGCAAAATTCGGTACCGAGGGAACTAAAACATTTAAAGAATTAGCGAGAATTCAAAAGCTTACTGGCATGGAAATGAGCAAGGTAGTTCAGATTGCCTCTAAGTTTGATACTTTTGAAGACGCAGCGACGGCGACAGGAAAGCTTAATGCTGCTTTGGGCGGCAACTTCGTTAATGCGATGGATATGATGATGGACACTGATCCAGTATCCAGATTTGATACTATTAGGGGCGCAATCGAAGACGCGGGACTTTCCTTCGATACAATGTCTTATTACCAGAAGCAGTTTTATACTGAAGCCTTGGGTCTTTCTGACGTCGGTGATTTGGCTTTGATGATGAGTGGTCGAACCGATCTAATGACCGACGCAACACAAGCAAGCGCCGCATCGCAGATAGAACTGGCCGAACGCCAGCAAAAAGTAATGAATATTTCAGAACAATGGAACGCAATGATTGCTAAAAATTCAGATAAAATAATTGAATTAATGCATACGGTTCAGGGCTTTATAGCGGGCCTTATGGAGTATGCTTGGCTGATTAAAGGCTTAATTATGATATATGCTGCTTATAATGCTGTCCTGGCAACGAATGCAGTCGTTACGGCCGCCATCGGTCTTAAAGTAAAATGGACCGCCGCGCAGTTGTTGATACAGGAGGGCGCCACCATAAGTTCAGCAATCGCCCAAGCCTTTTTTGGGGCATCCTCCACCGTCGCCTCTGGTGGCGCCAAGCTTTTCACTAGAGCACTACTTCCATTGGTCGCAGGTCTTGCTGCTTTTGCTTTAGTTATGATGATTGCTTCACCTTCTTTATTAGTTATTGAGCTAGTTGCTTTCGGCGCAGCGCTATATCTCCTTGGAACTATTCTTCCCGGTGTCTCACCAGGACTCACTACGGCCGGCTTGGCCATGATGGTATTTGGAGCAGGATTGTTTACTGTTCTGGGCCCAATTGCTCTTGTGGTTGCCTCGGTGGCGTTACTAGCTGCCGGCATCGGATTTATGGCCGCAGGATTTGCAAAGATGTTTGCTGCCGTAGAAATACCTAAATTAGTGGCATTAGGCAAATTTTTTGTCTCCATGGGCGCGGGTGTTGGGTTCATAATAGCAGGAGCCATAGGCATGGGACTCTTTGCCGCATCGATGGTAGCTTTCGGAATTTCTCTTGCGTTTGTTAGTGGAAAAAAACTAGCCTCTCTTGCCACAATTATGGAATCGATGGCTCTGCTTCAAGGAGAAGGCCTAAAAGATTCAGCAACCGGTCTTAAGGGCATTACTGCGGCAGTTGCTGATGTCAAGAATATAAAAGCGGTGGAAGGAATGGCCGAAGCATTTGATCGTCTTGGCGAGTCCGTTGCCGGCGTGGTCACCCCCATGGAAGTACTAGTCGCAGCAATGGGAAGCTTAACCGAACCACAGTGGAATGCCCCGGCACAATCATTTAGCACCATATCGACATCCATCAATGAGCTTCCCTTATTGAAAACTACACTAGTAACAGCAGCACTTGGTGAAGCAGCCATAGCAGCAGTAGCTTTAGCACCAATGGTAGCGGCATTTGGCGGGGGTGCTGCCGCAATAGGAGCCGGCACAGCCGCAATCGGATCCGCTTTCGGCGGCAACACAGGAGGCGGCAACACAGGAGGCGGCAACACAGGAGGCGGCGGCGCGCGAACAGAGCCCATTCAAATTGTAGTAGAAATAGATGGAGACATTTTCAAGAAGAAAGTGGAGAAGGTAATGGGCGAATACCACAAGGAAGGATAATAATATAAATGAGTAGAAAACGTGATAAAAAGAAGATTGAAAGTACATTTTTTAATGCCGGCAAATTAGGCTTAGAAGGCGCAGCCCTCCGCAAAGGCCACCGCAACCGGGCCTATGTTGACGGGTCAGATGCCCTGGCAAACTTGGGGTATGTTGTAGACTTCACACATGTTCCTACTGGTAGGCAACTATTCTTTAAAGCTTTCATAGTGGCATATAACGAAACCTTTTCGCCTGACTGGAGTGAAGAAACCGTATATGGTCGAATGGATCCGATTTACCAGTTTAAAAATACAACTCGCAGCATTACAATGAATTTAAAGATACCAGCAGCAACATCAAGCGAAGCTTTTGAAAATTTAGCAAAAGTTCAAGCTTTGACGCAGTTTTTATATCCAAATTATTATGATGTAGGATCTGCTACCACCATTGCGCAATCTCCAATTCTTAGGCTTGGTGTTATGAATTTAGTAAGAGATCAGACCCGTTGGTCGCCCACCGAAGAAATGCGCAAAGATGGATACCCTGTGCTGGAACCCGGCGAAGGTTTTACGGAATCCATGGGCACTGGACGAGGCACACACGCCGGCGTATTGGGTGTTTTGAAGAGTTTAACAATTAATCATAATTTAGAGACTGATGCTGGCGTAATTGAAAGGGGAGATTCCACCGGCGCCGGATCCTCCGAACTTCTCGTCGGCGGATCCATTTTGCCAAAATTAATTGAAATTAACTTTGATTTTTCTGTTATCCATGAGCATCCATTAGGTTGGGATAATGAGGGCAACTTTTCTAATGAAGCATTTCCTTACGGGGTTGATTATGAGAGCAGTCGGAGTCCGCATGCCGCGACAAGGAGCAATGGTTCGTTTCCTCTCGCGACAGAAGAAAAGTGGGCGCTAGCCAGTGCCCGCCAGCGCACGCGCGAGGAAGAAGAAAACAAAAACCCCGGCGCGCCGACAGGAACAGGAGGCGATCCCGTGCTCGAAGAACAGACTCCACTTGACAACGACTCCAGCGCTACAGACGAGGAAACCGCGGCCACCGAAATGGCGCTTGCTAATGACTTGTCCCAGGTAGGCACCACCATCACGGCACCCGCCGAGCATGCTCGCGATAGAAGGATCCGACAACGCCAGGAGCGCCGCGGCAATATCTGGAAAGGCATCAAGACAGGGGTCAGGTATACCCTGGGTGCTGAAGGCCCCTTAAGTCATCTTGGTGTGGACGATCTTTATCGAGCAATTCGAGAGAGGCGCCAAGAAGACGGCGATGATCTCGTAGATCTGGAGGATTAAACTATGGCTTCAAGATACGGAAAATATAGAATTATTAATAATAATAGTAGCGCATATGAGTTTTTACGCAAAGCCCGCGGAGTTAAAAATATTCGGCAGTATGAAACGCCCTATATCTACATTCCCTCAGTTGCCGAAAGAGCTGCTTTGAGCACAACAAACCATATTTGGAAACTTGGAGATCGGTTTTATAAGCTATCTGATCAATACTATAAAGACACGCGCTATTGGTGGATAATCGGGCTTTATAATGGATATATGACAGAAGCCGACATCCGGCCTGGAGATGTTATATCCATTCCTTTAAACTTGGAAGAAGCGCTTAAGGTAATGAGGGTGTATTAATGTCAGCAGAAGAAACGGGCACCAATGCAGATTCAATTGAACGAATTATAAAAGAGGGTCTTGCTGACGGAAGCATAACCCCTGCCCAAGCCGCCACAGCAAGAAGCTCACTTCAAGCTTATGCTCAAAAAGCAGCTGCTTTTCAAACAGCAATAGTTAAAGAATGTTTTCCGGCCATTCAGGAGTCCCAGCGAGAACTAGTTCGCGTCTCTCGGGGTTTGGAAGAAATTTGGGAATCTGCGTCTGCGACTGGAGATCAAGATTATTTAAATTCCGCAAGAGACAGCGTAATAGACACAAGCGTTGACATGGCTAATCTTGCTGTAATGTATGATCATATGCGTGGCTTTGGTGATCCCATGGAGGCCGCTATAGAAGCCGGATCAATCAACGCTGGCTTCACTACACCAACGCGGCATACATTTGAACATAATTTTCGCAGCGACGTCATTTTCGGTGGTTGGGAGGCCGTTCGCGCGGGCAGTATAGGTGACCTGGAGACCCAGGCTATAGCCTCCACGGCAGGAGGGCTAAAGGGGTCCATGGGCCCCGGCCCCGTCACCTTTTTTGGAGATACACGCGGGTGGATGGGGTATGTAATTACAGATTCCATTATGGCGGGCTTAACTAACAGTGGCTCAGCGGAAGAAGACGCCGCAGCAAATGAACAGGCTCGCCAGCAAGCCGGCAAGTTAGCTGCAGTCGCACCACATTATTTGCGCGCCTTTACACAACAAATGGCCGGCCGAACCACCGCCGGGAGCGCCTGGACTGGCAAAGTAAAGCTTTCGTTTTATAATTCAGAAGGAGATTTTGATAGTGAATTATGGTCTCGCACAATAGGTGATGGGGAGGAAGATGCCCTGACCACCGATGCCGCCAAGGCTCAATTGGGCTCCAGAAGATTTCAGAATGGAACCTATGGAGATGCTTGGGCGCGCCTACAAGGAACTGATTTGGGAAATCGCGTCGGTGAGCTTGGTAATCGCGGCAATGCCGCCCTTAGAGGCCTCGCTAATGGATGGGCATGTTTTCATGGCCCAGCAACTGAGTTTGTAGGAGCCTACCTGGATTTTGCAAACGCCATGATTGAACTTGGTGACCTAAATGATTTCCTTAAGCGCATAGGCCGGTTTTTCACCCCAGAAGCTACGGGCATCGGATTAGGCCCCATAGCAGAACTTATTGAAGCCGGCAAGGACTTGGGCGCTATGATGTCCATGGACAGACAAAAGGGAATATTTAACGAGCAATGTTTTCTTCTTTCTTATATTGGAGAGATTAGTGCTTATAAAAAAGCTCGCGATCAAAATGTAACGGCATTTTCTAATGCTCTCGGGCTAAACAAAGCGCTCCCAACACCTGAAAAAAATGCTTCACTATTGTTAGATGGCGACCCCTATGGTTTTTTGAACCGACTAGTTCAAAGTAGCGCCAGTAAAGTATTTTTTAATATGAAGAGCGACGTATTAAGCCATTTACAACCAATGATACGGCTTTATAAAGTAGAGTATGACGAGGACAACGAACCCTTTGAAACCGAATTTGTTTTTGACTCTCATACAAAAAATATTGAAGAATCTCTTCGAAATACTCGACAAAGAGGCGTAGGGGTGGGTATTAAAAACTTTGATTTTACTTACGATGGCAGCAATCCATTTTCGGTTAAAAAGAGTATCAAAGCAACTTTAAAGATTTTTGCTAACTCCATGGACGAACTTTTAGAAGAAAGAACAATCCCTGGCCAGAACCCAATTAGTTATGTTGATCTTGCCCTCAAAACAAAACAGCCCACACAAAGCAATAATAGCTGTGCACAGGATCCTGAAGCAAGGGGAAATATCCTTAGAGAGGCCAATCTTGATAAATTAAACTTTCGCTTAAAAGCAGTGATTGGTTGGGCCTCTCCTAATGGCCGCGGCCCATGGGATGATATGAGCTATTTAAAGCCAGCAACGGATAGTGAGCCTAGCCGAAATACCTTATTAGATGGAATTTATAATTCTTATGTGACATTGAACCTAACACCAACTATTCATGATTTTGATTTCGATGAAATGGGACGCGTTACGTTTACAATTAAATATTTTGCTTTCATAGAAGATTATTATGATACACCAATATTTAATATTTTTGCCGGCGCCACGATGGGCTCTCCACCTGCGGAAGAATCAGAAGAAAATGCAAATGAACAGGCTTCTGCTGGAGGTGCCCCATCAAACATTACTGCCAAGCAAATTATACGCAATTTAAGACTACGATATTATAGCAGAAATTGTGGAGATGCAGAAGGCGTAGTAGATTCAATGCGAGAGACTCTGGTCAAAGAGGCCAATCTAGAGAAACAAACCGCTCTTCAAAAACCGATAAGTGCACTCAGAAAGAATTCCAAATTATATCACATTAATTTACCGTTTCAAGAAGTACAAATGTTTAATTCTTTAGGCCCATTTCATCCATGGGATCCAGGTCGTGAACTAGGCATAAATACTGATTCTGAAAACTCTGATGCCGTTACGGAAGAAATGGAAGAAGCCTTTAGCTCATATAACTTTAATGCAGAAGGTGACGAGGCCTCAGCCCAAAAAGTTTTCCAAGCATCATTGCAAGCAGACAGCCCCACAAACTATGCTTTATCTTATTTTTACGTAAGTGATTTGTTAGATACCATACTTGAATTAATGGGCGCCGAAATTGACGAACTACCAACTATTTTAAGTGAATCGCTAAAAGTATATGACGATGTTACCGAGTGCCAAAAAACCTCTGAGGTTGATAAAATAGAAAGAGCGAAACAAAATTTTAAAAGATTAAGAATCTTATTGGGCCCAGTTGAGTTTGTAAATCAAGGGAAGCGCGGAGATGATGCTTTGGGAGGTACCAGCAAGTTTGTTAATTTTGGAGATATTCCCATATCTGTTAGATATTTTATTGAGTGGCTTACTGCTCAAATGTTTAAAAAAGATCAAACCACATACACTTTAACTACATTCTTAAATGATCTGTTTAATAAGCTTGTTCGAGATTTTTTAAATAATGAAACATGTTTTGACTGGAATATCAAGCAAAAGGTTAGAGTTAATCAATCAGTCATAACATCATACCCTGCAGGCGGGGAGAATGACGAAATAACACAGCTTTTAAAGGCTAAAAATAAATTTAGGGGGGTTATGTCAGAGTTAAAACAATCAGGCGCCCCAATTTTAAATACCTCTGGCCCAGGCCCAGAAGGTAGTGACGGGTTTCGTGAGTTTAGCGCCAATCCAATTGCCTCATTGCCTGCTAGCCAAGAAATGAATTATTTTGTTTATTTCGCCGGTCGCACAGCGCCACGAGAGTTAATGAAGGGTAATAAAGAAGAGGACGAAGCAAAGGGTATTTTTCATTATATGTTAGGAAGAGATCGGGGCCTGATTAAAACCATTAAGCTCACAAAAACAGATTCCAGGGGTTTAGCAGAAGTAAGGTTTGAACAAGATGGTTATGATGGACTTAAACAATTGCGCGTTGTATATGACGTTCAGATTGATTCTTTTGCGGATGTAAAAACTTACCCGGGAACTTATCTTTTCGTAGATCCCCGCGGGTTTGCACCAAATACAAATTTAGACAATGATGATAAATTTAATTTGACACAATATGGGTTAGGTGGCTATTATATGATTGTTAAGTCGGAACACAATTTTGGTGCCGGCACTGCAAACTCAACAATATATGCCAAATGGGTTAATTCAATGGAAGTTAGCGCCGAAGAACAAGCTGATGTTCAAAATAATAGTGGCAACACTACCATACCTACACGCTGCAGCGCTGTGCCTGTAACAGAAGATGATCCACTTAATCCAGGCGACTCTTTATAATAAAGGTATTTGATAATGGCTAAGAAATATTCAGACGGCGTAGAAAATTCTATAAAAGAGCTTTTTTATAAAAAGGCGGAATATGTTAGTACAACATCCGCGCTACCAGCAACAAATTTACTTAATTATAATATTGGAGAAGTTGGACTCTTTGGCAAGGTAAACCAGACTTTTGTTCCTGTTGTTGTTAAAAATGAATATATGAAAACTTTTTTAGGAAAAAATGCAATCGACCGGTCTCGGCCGCCTCGTGCTTTAGCTTTTGTGGTAGATATTTTTGAAAGGATGGCAATGCAATTTGATAAGTGCGTAGAAATTGGGCGTATTAATCCTCATGATCAGTTTCTTTCAAACTTAAAAGTTTATAGAGCATATAAAGATCCACATTTAAGATATAATGAATATTTATCTCTTCTTTCTCAAACATTAAAAAATCAAATTCGACAAGAAAAAATAGATATTTTTGATTTTGACGATTTTATAAATGCTCTAATGCGACTTTTAGAGAAAGGGGCCTTTACATTTCCATTTACAAAAACAGGATTTATAAAAAGCCGGCATTCGTCTATGTTATCAAGTGGACTTGTTATTGAGATAGCTGATATGGATTATAATAATGATCAAGTAAAGATAGATAAATTTATAAACAGCCCTAATTGGGACTTTTATGTTCAAACATGTAATTCATATGGCTTTGTAATTGATGGAAGTGCCCCATGGAGGCTCATGGCTGATCTAGATTCAGTAATTATGAAAGAACATGCATCCAGATATGGCATGAAAGGAGCAACAATAGTTCTTATGATGGCATATGATGTAGTAAGTCATGTATATTTTAAAGAAAGATTCATTGGAGACTTGCTCAATCTTTATAATATTACAAAAAAGAACTTTGTTATAACACCAAATATTTGTAAAGATAACACAACAAAAATCTCATCGGAAAAAAGTACAACTTATACTTCAGAAACCGCATTGAGAGAAAAATACTCACGACCTTACTTTTTAAAGAAATATTTTGAAATTAGATTTTTCGAAGAAGAAAGTCAATTTACCGAAGCTAAAAAAAATCAAATCATTGATAATTGTCTATATCTCTTAGAATCTCAAGGGTATGTGATTGCGATGGCCTCATTTGAAAAAATAATTAATAAACCATTTGACTATCGCGGCTCTTTCAGTTATATTAATAGACAGGTAGAAGTTTTAGACGAACGCCCAGAGGGAGATCCACGCGAAGTTCAACGTGAATTATTGCGTATTAGAAATAAGAAAAACTAGATGATTTTTCAGACTATAGACGACAAGGCCGAGTGCATTGGAGTATACGCGGAGGGAAAGCTTCATTATGAAAATTTTCCTCAAGATCTAACAAGGACTTGGAAGTATTCCGGATCGCTCGCAGATGCCGATGTGGAATACGCATGGTTATTTTGTGAAGGACTCGCGCTCAATCAGATATGCCCCACAGAGCTTCAAGAAACTCTCAAAAAAGCACAAAAGCGATTGCGCGCATATATTAAGTCTTTCCAGATAGCAAAGATTAATATGCGAGATCACTGTATTTTCGATCTTGTCCCAGAAGACTTTCTTAAAGAGTTCTGTGAAATAAAAAACAAGATAACAGAACATGTTTTTGAGAATTATGAAAAACCAGAATGCTATGATCATTTGAATAATATTCAAAAGCTTTTGTATAAGATACGATATCAAAATCTTAATTTAAATAACGACGATTGTAAAAACCTGCATGTTTCATCCCGGAATTCAACCAGAGCGAAAGTGCTGCTGAATGGGCCCCGGCACATAGACTATAATCCATTTGGCACGGTCACAGGGCGCCTTACAACCCATTCAGAAAGCTTCCCCATACTGACGGTCCAAAAAGAATTTCGCAAGCTTTTAAAGCCTCATAATGAGTGGTTTTTATCCCTTGATTATAATGCCGCAGAAGTGCGCACTTTCATTGCGTTGGCTGGCGAGAAACAGCCACAAGAAGATGTGCACCAGTGGCACATAAAGAACCTTATTGAAGGAGAGATTACAAGAGACGATGCAAAGACAAGATTTTTTGCTTGGCTCTATAATCCCGATGCCAATGATGATGAATTTAGCATTTATCATCGCGAAAAAGTTCTTGACAAGCGCTATAAGCGTGGTTATATTACAACAATGTTTAAGCGTAAAATACAAGTTGAGAAAAGAAAAGCACTTAACTACTTAATCCAAAGCACAACATCTGATCTTGTAATGGATCGTGCGGTGGCATTAGATAAGTTTTTAGAAGGAAAGAAGTCATTTATTTCACACGTTGTTCATGATGAGATTGTTATTGATCTTGCGGACGATGAACGTAGTTTGGTACCCGAAATTAAAGAAATATTTTCAAACAATAAGCTTGATAAATTTTTGGTTAACTTAGCTTGCGGTGATAATTATTATGACCTTAAGGCGCTAAATCTATGATATCAGTAATTGGAATCGGAAACGCAGCGTCAGCTATCGCAGAAAAGTTTTCTGATGTAGACAACTACGAAGTATATCTATTAAACGATAAAACTGAAAAGGGGGCCCGAACACATACCTTAAAAACTTTTAGCTCACCAGAAGAATATGAAACTAATGTTCCCGACTTAAAAGATTTTTTCGCAGATATCAGGAGCAGGGTGCAGGTTTTCATAATGGGCTCTTCTATGAGTTCTAATTATGTACTTGGAATTTTAGAACAAATCCAAGACAAGGAAATAGACCTCTTTTATATAAGACCCGACATAGAGCTTTTAACAGGAGTACCTCAAATATTAGAAAAGATTACATTCAATATCCTTCAAGAATATAGTAGATCGGGCCTGTTACGTTCTATTACTTTGATTTCGAATTTAAACCTTGAAAAAGTGATAGGTGAGGTGCCAATTAAGACATATTACGAGGTGCTAAATAGTTCTATTTTTTCTACAATTCATTATTTAAACTATTTTGAGTTTTCGGATCCCGAGATTGGACAAGTATCTAAACCAGCCGAGATAAATCGCATTAGAACGATTGGGATACTTGATATAGAAAATCTTGAAGAAAAATGGCTTTTTGACCTTGACACCCCCCGTGAACTATGTTATTATATATGTATAAACGAAGAAAAACTAGCGACCGAGGGTGGTCTGCACAAGAAACTGGTTGAAATGCTTAAAGAAAAGCCAACAAATGCTTTTAGAAAACTTTCGTATGCCATATACGAAACCGAACATGATGATTTTGGGTTCTGCGTTGCCCACACAAACGTAGTACAAAATACTCTTGACTCTTCAAGTTGAGTGTGTTATACTTTATTCACAAAAGGAGAAATTGAATAATGTCAATTGATATGGAGCTTATGCGCCGCAAGCTCGCAACTTTGCGCGGCCAAAATAGTGGGGATGGCCAGTCTATCTGGTTCAAACCCGACGAGGGAGATACGGATATTCGTATTGTTCCCACTAATGATGGAGATCCTTTGAAGGAAATGTTCTTTCACTATAATGTAGGAGAGCATAGGGGCGGTGTTTTGTGCCCCAAGCGTAACTTTGGAGAAGGTTGTCCAATTTGCGAATTCGCTTCTTCGCTCTGGCGAGAAGGAAGCGACAACAACGACGAGGAAAGTAAGAAGCTTGCAAAGTCACTCTTTGTGCGCACTCGCTATTTCTCACCCGTTGTGGTTCGTGGTCGAGAAGACGAGGGAATTAAGGTATATGGCTATGGTAAGACCGCATACGAACTTCTTCTTGGCTACATCCTTGACCCGGAGTATGGTGACGTCACAGACGCTCAGGAGGGCACTGATATTACTCTTACTTATACCAAGCCCACCAAACCCGGTGCTTACCCACAGACGAGCCTGAAAATGCGTCGTAATACCTCAACATTACTTGAGGATACTGAGGCCATCCCCGCCCTCCTTGATGGCATTCCGGACTTTGACGGTCTTTTCGACCGCCTTAGTCCCGAACAGGTCGGCGCTATTCTTGATGAACAACTTGCCGGAGACGGATCCGCTGAGTCGCGTTCATCTGAGACTACTAAGTATAGTACGACCGAAACTACTGACGTTGATCGTGCGTTTAATGAACTGGTAGCAGGCTAGGCTCGCCCCGCTGGCAGACCGGGAAAAGTCTGCCACCTTTTTAATTAGTATCCACAGTGGTCAAGGATATAAATAAAAAGACCACGTTCTCCATATGGAGAGGCTAAGAGGCTTCGCCTATAGATAGGCAGATGAAGCTAAATGCAAGTTATTAAAAACACAAGGAGAATAAATGCATACTTTAGAACTATACACCCACAGTGATGTGGACCTGCCACTGTCAGTTGTGACGGTAGCTACCGCCTCGGAAGAAGAGGCTCGCTTTGGACACGCTTATATTCGCGTGTCTGAGCATATGGACCTTTTCAATATTGAAAATGGTACCAATCCTCGCGCGCTAAACAGCGATTCCAAAAAAGTTAAGGCGATTCGTCAGACGCTGGAAGAAGAATGCGGGTTTGCTATATATAATGGAGGAGTTTGTATCGTCATTGATGATAACTCGTTTGATTATGACCAGGAGGCATGCACGATTTCTTTCACTTGTGAGCAGGATGGCTCTGGTCACTACGATGGACAACATACCGTTGAGGGTGTTCGGCAAGGAGCGCCCAAGGCTCAAAACCAGCAAGTTTCTATTCAGTTTGTAGAAAATCGGTTTTTTGATAGCGTCGACCAGATTCGCAAGGCGGCCGAAACCTGGAACTCGCGTGATGTCCAAAAGCTTAATAGCGAACAGAATCAACGAGGGTTGTTTGATATTCTCAAGACTTATCTTACGGATAGCCATAAGAGTAACATTGGCTGGCGCGAGAATGAACGCAACACTGGCGGTGAGTTGATCGATAAGGAGTGCCGCATTGATCGAGTCGTATCTCTCATTTACACAGCCGTCCCCACGTTACGTAGTGACTATCTGGATACGGGCGATGAAATGCATAGCATTCTTCGCAAGGGATATCGTTCCACGATGATCCTGGAAGACGCCAACAAGGCTCAAGACTTTGAGCGCTTGTTCTCTCATGTCGATCTGATTCTTGACTTGAATGATTACATTCAGAAGAATTTACGTACCGCCTTTGAAAGAAACGCGAAAGAGGGAGAACTCTTTGATTCGCTTCAGGTGGTACGCAAGTCTGGAAAAGCCGATATGAAAAAGCCCATTGAAAAGAGAAAGTTCTTTTCCCAGCAGCTTTTTGATGGGACGCGCGCAGGGACTGCCCTGCTCTCGGATTATATGCAGCCCGTCATGTATGGGTTTCTTAAGAACATCTTAAAAGTTGATCGGAAAACCGAAAAAGTAATTATCCGTGATGGTCTGAATATGTCTGAACTTAAAGCAATTTGGGATGAGGCTGGTTATGCGGTATTGAGCATGCTTGATGATCGCTTTAAGCGATATTTTAATGCGCGCTTTAATTCTCGACATGCTGAGTTCGGCTGTTGGTCGAACCTCTGGGATAGATCCGCGGATGTTTTTGAAGATGTCATTGATAGCGGCACCTGGAAAAGATGAAAACTCCATTGCGGTACCCCGGCGGCAAAAGCCGCGCGGTCAAAACGTTAATGGAGTTCGTGCCCGAAGACTGTGGGGAGCTTTGCTCCCCCTTTCTTGGGGGCGGCTCATTTGAGTTAGCGCTCGCAGAGCGTGGAACACGAGTGTATGGATATGATCTATTCAGACCGTTGGTTTGGTTCTGGCGCTCCCTCTTGGACGATCCATTCCTCATAGCAAAAAAAGCTGACCAACTGCGCTCGGGCCCCAATCAATATGAACACAAGGGAAAATTAGTTTGGGGGCGCGGATTGCTCCGTCAAGATTTCGAGCGAATTCGAGAAGAACTGCGACAAGCCATTCGCTACTCTCGTAATTATACTTATGCAAACGCTGCCAAGTTTTATGCTATTAATCGTAGCAGCTTTTCGGGAGCGACCTTTAGTGGAGGATGGTCAGAGCGTGCGTCTTATGCGCGGTTTACGGACTCCTCTATCGACCGCCTTAGAGACTTTAAAGAACCTAATCTCACAGTTGAACAAAAAGATTTTAAGCAATCAATCCCAGCGCATTCTGATGCGTTGCTCTATCTGGATCCCCCTTATATGCTAGGCGCCGACAAAGATAAACTTTATGGAGACAAGGGAAACACTCACTTTGGGTTTGATCATCGGGGACTCTATGATATAATCTCTCAACGGTCCAACTGGATATTATCCTATAACGATTGCGCAGAGATTCGAGAATTATATAAAGAGTATGATATTGTCGAAGCCAAGTGGGCCATGGGAATGAAGAACGTCAAATCGAAAACCCAAACAGAAAAGAAAAAGATGGGGAATTCATCAGAAATTATTATTACATGCTTGCCATAACCATGTAAGTGTGTTATAATATAATATATAAGGAGAGGCACTATGCCGAGAAAGGCAAAACAAACAAAAGCAGGTCGTGTATCCATGGAGGATCTCATGACCTTGGTAAACAAGAAGGCGGGCCGCAATGTGGCCCACGATCTAACGGGGGAGAACCCCACCCAAGTCAAGGAATGGATCCCCACAGGCTCGCGTTGGCTTGACAGTATTATATGCAAGGGACACATCGGCGGCATTCCTGTCGGCAAAGTCACAGAGATTGCAGGACTCACCTCCACAGGTAAGTCTTATATGGCTGCACAGATTGCAGCCAACGCCCAGAAAATGGGTAAGCTCGTCGTATATTTTGATTCCGAGTCTGCCATCGACCCTGCTTTTTTAGAGGCAGCAGGCTGCGACCTAGAGCGCTTAATGTATGTTCAGGCATCGTCTGTCGAGTTTGTTCTTGAGACTATTGAAGAACTTCTAGGAGCGACCGACGAAAAGCTGCTGTTGATTTGGGATTCGCTTGCGTTCACTCCGGCAGTGTCGGATGTTGAAGGCGACTTTAATCCTCAATCCTCGATGGCAATGAAAGCGCGCATTCTCGCAAAGGGAATGTCAAAGCTTACTCTCCCTATCGCTGACAAGCAAGCAACCTTCTTGGTTCTTAATCAGCTTAAGACTAACATTACTAGTGGACCCATGGCTCATATCACTGCCATGACTACTCCTTACATGACACCCGGCGGAAAGGCAATGCATTATTCTTATTCGCTGCGCATCTGGCTCACCGGACGCAAAGCCAAGAGTGCTTTCGTGATGGATGATAAAGGTTTCCGCATTGGCTCCGAAGTTAAAGTTCGGCTAGAGAAGTCGCGCTTTGGAACCCAAGGAAGAAACTGTGCTTTCCGCATTATGTGGGGGAACGACGAGGTTGGTATCCGCGATGAAGAAAGTTGGTTCGATGCCATTAAGACATCCGAACACTTGACTTCGAAGGGTGCATGGTACACACTGGAGACATCCGATGGTTACTCCAAGAAGTTCCAGCCCTCTAAGTGGTCCGAGATTATTAAAACAGATAATGAATTTAAAGAGCGCATCATACGTATAATGGATGAAGAAGTCATTCAACGATTTGATCGTCGCGAAGGAACCGCCGAAGACTTTTACGAACCTTATGAAGAACAGGAGATTTCAAATGAATAAGATAATGATTGCAACAATTGGGTTGCTAAGTAGTGCTTGTGTAGTGCATGCGCACCCTCACCCTACACCACCAGCGCCGCGCCCG